CTGAAGCTCGGGCAGGCTCGTGTTCCTATGGTGGTAACGAATCACACATACGACGTTATTGGTTCGATGTTCCCCACTAAGGAGATGGGTGGTGGTTCTGGTTTGAAGTATGCTGCGGATTATATCATCTATTTGTCTCGCAAGAAGGAGAAAGACGGTAAGGAAGTTGTTGGGCATGTCATTCATTGTAAGAATCATAAGTCAAGATTGACGAAAGAGAATAAAATTGTCGATGTCCTTTTGAGGTATGATTCTGGTTTGCATCGTTATTATGGTCTTGTTGATCTTGCGGTAGATTGTGGAGTGTTTAATAGAAGTGCGGGTCGAATTGAATTGCCTGATGGATCTAAGCAGTTTGAGAAGAGAATTTATGCTGACCCCACTAAATATTTTACTGATGATATTCTAAAGAAAATTGATGAGTATTGTGAACGAGAATTTACATATGGTGCTAATAGTGGAGACATTGTAGATGATGACTACGAGCAAGACGATAGCTGATATTTATGAACTTGTAGAAAATCCTATGGACGAGAAAGATGACCATTGGTGTGTTCTAATAAAGGAAACAAAATTCTCAGGTTTGCTTTATAAGTATAATGAAGTGTCATTTGTCGGTGATGAAAATAAAGATGTAAAAATGACTTTACGATTTACTTATGATGTATTAGATATTCCTCCATCACTCGAAGGGAATAGCTTAAACGAGCAGGAAGAGATAGATTTTAAAAATCTTCTTGGTGACGTTTTGGTGCATATTATAGAACAAGATTTTGATAGAAGTGAAGAGGAAGTAGATAATGGATCGCGTAGAGTTAGTTATACTGAAAAATCTGATACAGAACGAGTCTTATACAAGAAGAGTAATTCCCTTTCTAAAGTCTGATTATTTTCAGGACTCCTCTGAACGAACTATATTTGATACTGTATATAAGTTTATAGATGAGTACAATGATCTTCCGTCTAAAGAAGCGATTTCGATTGAGGTAGAAAACAATCCCATTAAAGAGTCGGAGTTGCAGTCTGTTCGTGATGTGATAACTGAGGTGTATGATAATTATGAATATGAGACGAATGAAGATTGGTTGATTGAGCAGACCGAAAAGTTCTGCCAAGATCGTTCCATCTATAATGCAATTATGGAATCAATCAAGATCATTGATAATGATTCTAAGCAAGATAAAGGTGCGATTCCTGAAATACTAAGTGATGCGCTTTCGGTGTCTTTTGATACACATATTGGTCATGATTATCTTGAAGATTCGGATGAGCGATATGATTATTATCACAAGAAAGAAAGTCACATTCCATTTGATTTAGAATATTTCAATAAGATCACTGATGGCGGTATTTCTGATAAGACCTTGAATGTTTTGATGGCTGGTCCTGGTGTTGGTAAGACTTTGGCAATGTGTCATTTTGCTGCATCGTATCTTAGTCAAGGTAAGAATGTATTGTACATTTACACTAGAGATGGCAGAGGAGAAAAATCTCAGAACGTATTGATGCGAAATCTCTTGAATGTTAGTTTGCAGGATTTGAAAGATTTGCCAAAGAGTTCGTATGATAAAAAAGTTGAGCGAGTTCGATCTGGAACAAATGGTAAGTTGATCGTTAAAGAATATCCGACTGCACAGGCTGGTGTTTCGCATTTTAGACATTTGCTGAATGAGCTGAATCTCAAGAAGAATTTTCAGCCTGATGTTTTGGTCATTGATTATATTAATATTTGTATCTCGAATCGCGTGAAGCCTGGTGGTAATGTCAATTCGTATGCATACATTAAGAGTATTGCAGAAGAGTTGAGAGGGTTTGCAGTTGAGAGAACAATTCCGATAATTACTGCTACACAGATTAATCGAGAAGGTTTTTCTAGTTCTGATGTTGGGATGGAGAATGTTGCTGAGAGTTTCGGCTTGCCTGCTACTGCTGATTTGTTTTTGGCTCTTATCACAAGTGAAGAGCTTGAGCAACTGAATCAGATTATGATCAAACAGTTGAAGAATCGTTATAGTGATTTGGCGTCTAATAGAAGATTTGTTGTGGGTGTTGATCGCGCCAAGATGAGATTGTATGATTGTGATAATTCTGCACAGGAAGATATTATGGATGATTCTGCAACTTCATCGCATAATGGTCGCAGAGATTACTCGGGAATTAAAGTGTAATTCATATAAATAATATTTGTTTTATGTAAAGGAGAAATCTAAATGGAATGGTTGATTGCAAATGCAAGTGTAGTATATGACATCGTGGTTCAGGTAGTTGGTATTGCTGCGTTGGTTGCGACTCTGACGCCAAACGAGAGCGATAATCAGGTCATTAATGGAATNCTAAAAGTTGTCAATTTGCTTGGTGCTAATTTTGGTAAGGCGTCTAACGCATAGTTTAATTTACAACGATTGATAACGATCAGTCGGGTAGGCGATTTACAGTCGCCTGGGAACTATATGGGATCTGTGGTGGGGCTTATCCTGTTTTTATATTATGCCGAATTATGTGAATTATTTAGAGACATTATCTTTGGTCGCAGAAGATATTGATATTAGTCAGATGAGTAATCGTGCTCGTCTGGCTGCTGGTTTGGTGTATCGAAATAAAATAATTGCCATAGGTACGAACCAGAAAAAGAGTCATCCGTTTCAGAAGAAGTATGGTAAGAATGAAAATTCGATATATCTCCATGCTGAAATATGTGCTATAGTCAATGCATTGAAGAGGGTAGACGAGAGAATTTTGTCTAAGTCTTCCCTTTATGTTTGTCGCGTTAAACATCCAACACACTTTGATCCTACCTTTACTTGGGGAATGGCAAAACCATGTGTTGGCTGTCAGAGGGCGATTGCTGCTTTTGGTATTCGTAAGGTGTATTATAGTTGCGAAGGCATAGGGAACTATGATATGTTATAAATATTAGAATTAAACATAAATATGGGGTGCTGATGTGAATATGAAAGACCTTGAAAAATTTTTAGTTAGGTATGGCAAAACTAAAAAAATATCATCGAAGCGTATTGCTGTTCTTACTTCTGATAATCGTGTTGATCTATTGAAAACAATAGTGAACGATATACCAGGAGCAAAGTATGATAGTACGCCAACAGGTGCTTCTAGTGCTGGATCTGTTAAAGTCGAGTCGTTTACAATATTGGCCAAGCCGGCATCGAAGCAGGGAAACAAATCTGCTGGTATTGAAAATGAAATAGTGATGATAAAATCTATTAATGATATTATTGCGGAAAATGAAGGCGATCCAATTGATATTACAATTAAAGCTGGTACGAAAAAACAAGTCATAAGAAATGTCGTTAATTGTAAAGAGATGGGAAGAGATACGACAGGAAGAAAGAAAGCGGATATTATATTAGAGACAACTAGAAACGATTATCCAATATCAATCAAGAAAGATAATGCAGAAATTTGGGAATCAGCCGATTCATATTGGCACGAATATGCAGAAATATTGATCGATGAGCTTGTTGCTGCTGACAGAATTGAATTGAGAAAAAGCGGTCCAGTGTACTCGTTGTCTCCCAATTTTGCAAGGAAGGCTTCAAAAAAGGAAGCAAAAGAAGTTGTGTTCGGTTCCGATCTTTTGGTTGGTAATAGGGGAAGCGTAGTTCAGAAAACATTCAGTCAAGATGATTTTAATATGGATTATGATAAAAATATGCTAACAATTAAGGTATCCAGTATCATTAGAAAACCTGAAGATGTTAAGGGTGATCATACTGTTTGGTTTTTGGTGAGAAACGACAGAACACGAAAGAGTATTAGAGATTATCCGGGTATTAGAGTATTGGCTGTATATGAGAAAAGAATTAATCCAAATGTATTGAGGGTTCGATAATGATTCGTTTACGTTCATTTCTATCCGAAGAGCTTTTAGACGAAGCTGCTGCGGCTGGGAAAAATTTACATCTTGAACATATTGAAGATGAGATTTTGAATTTTGGTGTAAAAGGCGGCCGAGCTTCTATTAATTTTTTGCAAGAACTTCGTAACATGTTAGCTGGCAATTCGACCAAGAAGGTGAATGTCACAGTGAAGTGGGATGGAGCTCCTGCTATATTTGCTGGTACTGATCCTGAAGATGGGAAATTTTTTGTTGGTACGAAAGGGGTCTTTGCTAAGAATCCTAAAACTGTTAAGACAATGGCCGATTTAGATACTTATGGATATAGTGGTGGGCTAAGAGATAAGTTAATACTTGCATTGAAGGAGATGCCTAAGTTAGGAATTAATGGTGTTCTTCAAGGTGATATGATGTTCTCTTCTGATGATCTAGAAACTAAAACTATCGACGGGCAAGACTATATCACATTTCAGCCAAACACGATTGTTTATGCAATTCCTACGGGTAGCGATTTAGCTAAGACGATACAAAAAGCAAAGATGGGAATTATATTTCATACGACATATGAGGGAGGTCCAACTCTTGCTGATATGACTGCATCGTTTGGTGCGAATGTTTCTGGTCTTAGAAGCACTCCCTCTGTTTGGTTCGATAATGCAGATTATCAAGATGTGTCGGGTAAGATTTTGTTTACCGATAAAGAGACGACTGAATTGACTCGTTATCTTTCTCGCGCCGAATCAGTTTTTCAAAAGACCAATACTAAGTCTCTCGACGAATTCATTCGCGCACAATCTCACTTAGCATCTGCGGCTGGTTCGTCTTTCAAGACCTATAATAACAGTTTTATTCGCGCCGGAAAGGCGATTAAAGATCCCAGAAAACACAGCATGGATTATCTGAGGTATTTTGAGGATTGGTGGCAGACAAAGGCAATCGGAAAAGTAAAGACTGAAAAAACTAAAGAAGCCAAACGACAGAAGATGCAAGAGCATATGAGAATCATACAGAAAAATTTGAAAACCATTCAACAGATAACTGAATTTCAAATTCATT